CACCTCCTCCTGATGCTCCTAATTTAGCTAATTGTACTGCTGAAAATGCTCCTGCTAATCCTGCTTGTATATATCCAAAAGCACCACCTGTTGCTGTCATCATTGGTATATTTGCTGAACCTGATTTAAAGGCTTCTTGAACACTCTGTATTCCTGAAATAGTAGTCTGAGTAATAGCTGCTGCTTTTCCTATAGCACTTGACTCCCCTGCTATTGCTGTGATTAAACTTAAACCTTTCTGTGCCATTTCTACCTTTTGGTCTTGAACTAATTTATCTAAAGCTTCTTCTTCTTCTGCTGCTGTTTTTTTTATGTCTGATTGTTCTTTTTCATATTGAGCTGTAATAGCAGTTGTATCTACTCCTGCCTTTCTAGCCATTTCAATCTTAGCGTCATAAGTAGTTTGTAGTTCTTCCAGTTCTCTTTCCATTCCTGCAAGCCCTTCAGCTCTTAGAGTTTTTTGTGCGTCTAAAAGCTCTTGTTCTAGTCCTACTTGATTTGTCTTTTGCTCTGATAATTGCCCTGTAATAGCTTCCTCAAGTTCAAGTTGTGCGTTCTGAGCTTCCATTAAAGCCAACTTATTCTCATCATTTCCGTTCTGCTGTACTGCTAATGCCGCTGCTGTTATTTGTTTCTGTATTTGGTCTGACTGTAGTTTCTGCTGCTCTTCTAATGAGATTTTTAAATCTTTATTTGCTTGGATTCTTTCTGCATACGTTTTTGAAACGTCATCTCTAATTTGCCTAAGTAATTCTGCTTCCTTTAATTTTTCAGCGTTTAATTTTGCAAATTCTGCTGCTGCAAATTTAGCAGCCTTAGTCGCTGCGACTGTAGCTTCAGCTTGTTCGTAATTAGCTTTGACTGAAATTTTGCTTAAACCATCAACAGCTTTTTCATATATAGCTCCAACCTCACTAATTGCATCTCCTATATTTTTTCCAATACTTTTTCCTGCATCTACAGCTGCTGTTCCTACTTCAAATAAGTCTGCTTGAGTTCCTACAATGTCAGCTCTAAGTTGTGCAATTTTACCTGCATCTCCACCACCTAAAAAGCTGTCTTCCCAAGCTAACATCAATTGTTGTACACCTAATTTAAGACCAAAAAATGATAATTTTAATGGTGTTAACGCTAGTGTAACCAAACCTTCAAGAACTTTACCTAAACCGTCAAATCTATCTGAACTTTCAGTTACCCAAGAAACAACATCTGTTAATACATTTACAACTTGATTGAAAGTAGTAGAAATTGTAGACATAATTGTTTCCATTAAATCCATAGCCTTCTGATTCCTTTCAATTGCTTCTTTAAGTGCAACAAAAATTGCTATGATAGCTCCAACACCCATAGCTTTAAAAGCAGTTCCAAGCCCTTTAGCAGCCTTACCCATCAATCCTAAACCTTTTTTTGACTTTGCAGCTGCGTCACCTACATCTTTAGTTTCATTAGATAGTTTTTTTGTAGAAGTTGTAGCCTTATCAATTCCTTTTGCAACATCTCCAATATTCGATTCTACTTCCATTTCTAATACTTCCTTTGCCATAGTTTTATTTTTATAAAGTTACCCCTGTTTTAATTTGTGTAAATCTAATTGTTGTTGCCCACATTATATCTCGATTGTTAGCTCCTTTTACTTGTTGTATGAAATTAGTACCTGAAACTCCTACAGTAGAAATCCAGCCTGAAGTAGTTCCTGAACTTGCAATTACTGTTCTTGAACTATCAATACTTAATACTCCTGATTTATTTACTGCTGCTCCTATTTCTATAATAGCTTTAAAATCTCCAGGATTACCTCCTCCACTACCTCCTATTCTAACAGCTATTGTTTCAGTTTGAAATACTACTATAGAATTGTCAGGTATTTTAAAGTAACTTCCTGTTGTATTATTTAAGTAACTGTCTACTGTACTATTATTATCGGTTTGTGTTCCATACATTACAGTAATGTTCTGTCTTTCTCCTAAAGAGTCATTTCCTGCATTACCTCCTAGCACTATAGAGTTATCAGCAGTAGCCTCACCTAAAGTACCTGTAATGTTTGCATTGTTTACACTATTAGAAATTACGTTTTGATTTCCTGTTATAATACTATTTCTTGAAAATCCTCTTACTGTATTATTCTCACCCATTACTATGGAGTTATTCGTTCCAGTTTCTGTCGTGTTTCCTACTCCATAAGTTTTATTATTTCCATTTGCTACTCCTCTATCTAAATTGGTACTAAATCTGAAAGCTGAACAAGTACCTGAAGCATTATCGTATGTATAACCGTAAGCTTCACACTGTAACTGATTAGGATTTAAAGAATTTCTTCCATCTGTAAAAGTTACATCCCCTAAAGTTGAAATTGAAAAAGGTTTAACAGTGTAACCTGTCATATAAGGTATTGATGGTGCTATTGTAGTAATACTTATTGAATCTATTTGTAAAAGAGCTAAATTCTCTGTATCTATTACTATAGTATCTTGAGTTGAGTTTGCTGTAAATTCTATTGTCTGAGATGTACTACCTGATAAAACGTGTGTGCTTTGTAATGTAGTACCTGAATAAATTAAAAGATTTACTGTACCCACAACAGTTAAATGAAAGTCTATTTGTATATTATAAACAGAGCCAACAATAAGATTAGACAGCTTTTGTATTATTCCGTTTTGTTCTGAAACGAGTGAAGATATACTTAAAAAACTTCCTGTTTCAATAACATTTGTGCTATCTACATCATAATACCTGTACCAAGTATTTACAGCCATTGTTGGATAATAGAAATTCACTGCACCTTGTGGTAATGGAGTAGCTATTGCAGTATTTACTGATGCGTTTACTGTACTAAAAACTGTGCTATCTGATATATAAGCCATTATGGTATAAGTATAAATTCTACTGTTGCTAAGTCATTTGGTTTGTAGTCGATTTTATTCACTCTAAAGACTCTGTTCTTGATAAATATGGTGTCATTAAACTTGAATGTATTGATATCAGCAGCGTTTAAATTTACCTTGATAGTCATAGTCCTAGTATTTGGATTATAGAGTTCTGAGTAATAAGGCAGCCAGTATAAATTAAATAAGTTATTTGCAGTTGGTGTTCCCACTCCTGGCAATAATTGACAAATACCAAAATGACAATCTAAAGAAGCTGATGTACTTGGTATTGTAGACAAATGACTGAACTGTAAAAAAAATTCTTGATTTTCACTTGATAGCCCATTTTGTTCAGGCATATAATAAGTAGTTCCTGTGGATTTAATTCCATTATCATACATAATTCTAGGGCTATTATCAAAACCCTCCCACTCACCACTACCTCCATTAGCATAAACAGCAGGTGTAATAAAATCAGGATATTGACTCATCAAAGGTTTAACTAATGTAGCTGCGAAAGGTTCTGCTATTATCTCTTCAGTTCCTTCTAAAATATTAAATTCACTTCCTGCATCATACTTTTGACTTCCATATAAATGACCACCAACTAAGTCTTTATATTGATTAAAGGCATAGTCATCATCATCTTCTGTAAACTTAAATATTGTATTTCTATTCAAGTCAGTCAAAGGGGTTAATTTAATTTGTGAAATATCTATCTTTTCAGTCCAATCTAATTGAACACTATCTGTACTATTTATAAATACATCTGAATAAGTTTCTATGTTTATATTATTAGGATTATTTTCATCAGGTAAAGTTACCAAGTTAAACATTGTAATTAACCCTTTTAAAAATTCCCATTGCCCTAGCTCACCTCTTAATGTTCCTAATAATGTGTTATTTGTAGTTTGTGCTACTGATGTAGTTACAGTTACAAGTGTAGGTGATGTAGTTAAAAAAGTAGGAAAAACACCATTTACTTCCCAAGAACCTCCAATTGATACTGTTGATTTGGCTTGGCATAGTACAGTTTGTCCTGCTGCTAATGGTGGTGTAGTAAAGTTTCCTGAATACGTAAAATCGTTATTTTGTGTAGGTTCTACATTAAAAGGAACTCCATTTACGAGCCATTGAACATCTAAAGTTCCACTTGCCCCCAATCCTGCTAAGTTAAATTCCATATTGTAATTTATACTATATACTTGCCCATCTTCCTGTGCAGTAAATACTCCTGATGTATATCCAAAGTTTGGGTCTAATGCTGTTCCACCTGAATTAACCATATTCAGAAATGGTATAGTAGTGAAAGAAGCGGGAATATTAAAGTCACTTTCTAAACATAATACATTACTATTACTAAAAATTACAGGTACATTTCCTGAACCCCAGTTAAAGTCCATATATAGTTTACTAAAATCTGTTGTGTTAAAGAAAGTAGAGTCATATGTAAATGGGGAGTCTGCAAATATTTTATCAATTAAATACTTGATATTTATAAATGGTCTAAAAGCAGTTTCTAATTTAATCATTTCAGGATTCCCGTCTGTTGCTCCCGAACCACTACCTGAACCACCTACAAGAAATTGATGATTCCAATCTACAAAAGGATATTTTAAAGTATTAAAATCTGTTCTATAACCTGAAGTATTTGCATTTGTCCAAGTTATAGGTGTTAATTGACCTACAGTTACACCATCATTCCAACTATCTTTTATTTGTGTTTTATTATAATCATGTTCTAGTTCAGTAAAGTCCAAGTCCATAAATGTCTTTTCTTGTAATGTATCTGCTAAAGCTATTGTTTGAGAATATAAATTTACATTGTAACTTATTTCACCTGATTTATCTGATACATCTAAAAGCCTTAGATACCCCTCAAATAAAATAAAACCATCTTGTTTCAAAACACATTGAGTCTTTCTATACGGATTAAATATAATTCCATCAGATGACCTAGTAACCTCAAATATTGCATCAAAAATTCTACTATTTCTTTTTGTTGATGGTAGATTAAAAGCCTTTGAATATGATTGTACTTTCTCAGCTACATTCTTGAAGTCATCCACACTTAAAGTTAAAGGTAAATCTTCATCTTCATAAAGGTCGCATATAACTTGACCATCTCCTAAAATTTCTATTGCATTTCCTGTTACTGAACCTAAAACAGGTTGTAATGAAATGCTATTAATTTCAACTGTATCTACTCCAGGAGCTATATAATATACCATTACAGTAGACTCTTCTGCTTGAGCTGAAAAAGTATAACTTAAAATACCCCCTACGGCAGCTCCTCCTCCTCCTGCATATGCATTATTACCATCAAAAATTGCAATTCCAATAGTACCTGTAGTTGGAGCAACAATATCTACAGTCAATCCATATCCCGCCCCTACTACTAAATTAGAAACTTTCTGATATATTCCAGTAACAGTACTCATGTTAATAGAGTCTAAGACTAGATTTCCTGATACTACTGATGGATAATCAACTGCAAATCCACTTGTTCTAAAACGATACCAAGTATTAAGAATAGTAGGTGGAGCATTTAAAACTACATCTTCATAAGGAGGCAATAATGAACTTTCAAATATACTTGCTGTATTTAAGTTAAAGAAATCAATTCCATTAACTATAAATTCTGTTGCTGTGGTTGAGTATGTATTTGCAGTGCCATCAAAACTTTGTGGGTATATGATTAATTGAACTGACATTATATTGACTGTGTTCTAAGAGTTTTAGTCTTTTCTACTTCAAAAGTATATTGCATAAGTCTATCATTTGCGATGGTCTTTTTAGTAAAGCTAGAAGTGGTAATCCTTACAGGTGTAACGTATCTATTTAAAGCTGTATTAGGTGTTGCAGTTTCATCTTTAAAGCTTTCTAATATATATACCTCAGGACTATTTATAAGCTCCTCAAACCATGTTGATTCTGATTCATTTACAAAGTCAGTGTTCATAGTTATTTTTTCTGTTGCATTAACTCTAAAAGCTTTCTTTCCTCCTTTAAAACTATCTATCCTGTAAGTAGCTTCATTCCAAGAACCTTGAAGCTGTTCATATGTACTACCTTTAGTTGAAATCATTTTAATAGACTTCATTGTAAAAGTGTAGTAATCCCAAGCTCCCCACTGGTTTAACCAAGTAACTCTTATAGGTTCGAAGCCTTTTGTATTAGGACAGTTTAAATTTATCGTATATGTTTTAGATATTTGTTGACTTGCAGAACCATGTGCTTGAACTTTTATACTTCCACCCTCTATAGTTCCTGCAGACACAAAACCTGAAAAGATAGTACTACTTCCTTGTAGATTTGCAGGAAAACAACCAAAGTATAAAATATCCATTCCAATAAATCCGTTATCACCTGTAGCCTGGTCAAAAGCTCCATTAGCAACATTCTTAGTAATATTCTCTAAACCTATTTGACTTCCTGAACTATCAAAATATATTAATTTAATAAACTTCAATGCATTTTCAGTATCTAAAATAGCAATAGTTCCATAGTCATCTATATTAGCATATTGAGTTACAGGAGCATTTGTTAAAAAACTGTCAGTTGGAGAAGATAATTCAAACTTAGAAATATTATACCCAAAATTCACACCAACTAAATCTAATTCATCTGTATAATTTAAGTACCCATTGAAGACTTGATAAATATCTGAATTATCAGCCGTATTATCAACCAATAGATTTCCGAATGTAGAACTAAGTGGGTCATTATCTACATATTCAGTAGTAAACTGTATACCTAAGAAACGTATTATATTAATATTTCCTGAATACCTATCTATTAAGTGAAGAGGAACATTTGTATCAGCACCATTTACAACTGTTTTATAACTACTTCCAATTCTTGCTAGATTATCTGCTTTTACAAAGCTTTCAATAATAGGTCTGAAGTCAAACATTCCTACTCCTGCATTATTCGGAGTTGTTTTAAAAGTTGCAACTAGGTTAGTAGCAACAGATAAATTAGGAGCAAATGTATTGCTGATATGTAATTCTGCTCTTATCTTAACCCCTATTTCTGTTGCAACGATAGGAGTGTTCGATACGGCAAATATTACATCTTGCCCTACTGGTAGTACATTAAATTCTGGATGTTGTTGTATTATTGTAGCCATTATTTTACTGTTGTTAAACTTTTATTTATATCTTCTTTTACCGCTCCTAAAAATTCTTCAGGCAATCTATCTAATCCAAGTCCTAGTGGTCTTTGAAAAAAACTCAGACTTTTAATACCATCTCTTTTTATAGACTTGCTAATTAAATATGCTAGTCCTGATATATACTGTCCACTTTTTTTAGACCTTCCTCTTCCAGTTCCTTTAGGTTTTATTCCTCTTCTTTTAATCCATTTAGAAATAATATCTATAGGGGGACCCTTAGTTGTATATCCTTTACCTGGACTTTTTATTTTTTTTCCTTCATAATCTATATAACTTTGTTTTTTCTTATTTCCTGAAACTCCTTTATCTATAAATTTTCCATAATATAACATATAAAATTCTACTATAAATTTATTTCCTTTTTGAACTACTTTAAATTTTATAGAATTATATAAATCTTTATTGTCATTTTTTTTAGCTTTAGTTAAATTAGCTCTAGCTTGTTTAACTACATACTTGCCAAAACTATCTAAATAATTTTCTATAGTGGTAGTGTCCACTATTCTACTCCTACAAAAACTTCAACCCTAGCTGTTACTGCTGTTGTAGGTTGTACTTGTAAAGATGCTAGATTTAACATAGTACCAAAAGAAGGTGCACCAACTTGTCCTAAAGCAATTACATCTCCTGAATATAGAACGTGAGAACCACCTGCTCTTACTGTTACTGTATAACTTGATGTAGTAGTTTGAACTGCTAGCTCAATATCTACAGCCGTTTCTAAGTTTGTTACCCTTACGTATTTAGTTCTGTCTACATCTATAGCTCCTGCTGATGTTGAAGGTAGTGTATCAAATACTGCTACTGTTGTTACTACACTTGCCGTACAGGTTACTATCCTTTCAAATACATCATTGATTCCTGTAGTCGTTAAAGAGTTTACTGAACCCCTAAGACTTCCATTAAGTGTTACTGTTTCACTAATTGTTGTTGTTAAGCTTGCCATAATTTTATAAATTAATTGTTATTTTAAATTTTTTCCATCCTATTTCTATTGTTAGCCATCTAAACTTCCATTTCATTAATACCCTGCTCCTCTTGTACTAACAGGAATATCACAAGTTTGAAAATCGTTCTGTACTAATACTCCGATATTAAAAACCCATCCACAAAGTAAATTGTCAAACCTCTCTTGAAAAGGCTCTATAGTAAATTGGTCTTGTGTAAAATATAAAGGAAAATTAATATCATTTACTCCTTTTAAAGATTGTCTTGTACTATGTCTTAGCATCCCTATAAAGTCAGTTACTATTTGCAAAGTTTCATTATATACATCTTGTTCATTAGTTAGAGTCTTATATAATTTTTGAAAACTTTGTCCTGGTAGTGAACCATCTATAATATCACTTCTATTAGTAGTCCAATTAGCTCTTTCTGTTGTACTATCCATTATGAAGATTTGGAAGTTGTAGGTAAGCTGACTATCTCCAGTAGAAACGTTTGTAGGATTGATATGAAGCAAAGGAAACTTCTGCATCTTTTCGAGATTAACACTAAATATATCCCCTACTGAAGAGGATTTTATTTGCTCATGGTTTTCGGCCATTCTCAAAAGAGTATTCAAAACATTATTATAAGTCTTATTTCTAACCATTTCTTTTTACTTTATTTTGTGAGTTCAAATCTGTTTCATAACTTAACCAAGTCAAACATTCTAAAAGGCTTAACTTGGTAATACTTTCTAATTTACTTATGTCTTCTCCGCATAATCTGTGCATTACTCCAAACCACCCCCACTTACTTGCAAAATCTTCAGTAGCTATTGCTGTTTCATTTCCTTCTGCTTCTCCATCAAATATAATTGCATAATCTCTGATAATTCCTTCACGAAATTGTAGAAAAAAAAAAGGGCTGATTGCACTTGTTCTGCTGACATCATTTTCATTTCTTCAGTTCTCATTGTTATATCACCATCATAAGCGTCAATAATATAAATATCGTTCTTCTTTTCTTTTATAGGTCTGTAGAGAATAGCCATCAGTTCAGGAAGGTTAGTATCTATTCCGTTCTTGATAAACTGCTCAACATCTGCATACTCTCCAAGTGTAATAGCGTCTAAGTCAGGGTGAAATCCGTACTCAACACCATTTACTTCTATTATCCTTTTCAGCTTAGTATCTTGCTTTGCTTGTAGCTCTCCAATCTTACTCATTATATTAGCTACATCTGACAAGGCTAATTCCTTTACCAACTGCCTAGGAATGTCTGAAAGTGCTGCTATTGTTTCTGTAGCCTCCTCAGTCTTTGTACCTGTTTCAAAGTCAATAAGTTTGAGCCAAGTAGACAAATTAACATCTGACCAACTATTGATAAGCTTGAACACTTTTACTTTGCCTTCTTTTTTAATTTTGACTTTCATACACTATATAATAGAAATTTGTTGTTTTTAGTTTACTGAACGAAATACCTTCCGGCATTTGGATTGTCTAGGTGATAGATTACATTGTAACGAATACCATCTATTGCGTGGTTGTAGTTATCTACATAAAGCTTAGAGCCTTTGTCAGCGTATATATAATTGTTTAGCTCTTTAGCTATGTTAGTTGATTCAGGAGTTATTATAAGCTCATAGTCTTGCATCCTAGTAATACCACTTTCAATAGTTCCTTTTTTAACTGGCTTTATATTTACTCCTAAATGTCTTAAATCTGCTATCAGTCTAGGTTCAGCACTATCAGCGATTATCAGACTTTGCCCTACTTTATCTAAAACGATTTGAGCAAGTTCATTTGACTTTAATCCGTTTCTGTATATATGTTCCTTAATATATAACTTACGTTTCTTCTTATCAATAGCAACTTCTGTCAAGGAGTCAGGGTCTACACTAAAACCGAAATCCATTCCACAAGAAGTTTGAAGTCCATCAGGATTAAATTCTCCTATTGACCAATTGTCAAAGACTACTCCTTCAGCTTTCGCTAACCAGCCCCCTAAAATCTTATGCTGATACTTTTTAAAGTTATTATGTTTTATGCTCTTAATACGCTCTAGGAAGCTCGTAGAGAGGTTTGTTTCATTATCCTTGTATGTACTATGGATGTAACATACATTGCCTTTAACACCATTAAAACCACCTTCAATTCCTTTCTCTTCAAAAAACCTTTTATAAATCCAATGTTCTTTAGTTACAGGATTCAATATAAGTATGATTCTATTATGTATATCCTTTTCCCTTATGCTTAGGTCAATAGTGTCAAAGATGTTTTCATCCACAAGTTCTTCAGCCTCATCTAAAACCCAAGTGCTTATTCCTTGTAATGACTTTAAGCTTGCTGTCTGATTTCCTGCTGAAGTTTTAATCCCTCTAAATAGAATATCTGATTTGTTTTTAGCATTAACAACCTCTGCTTTATTGATATGGAAAGCATCTTCAAAGTCTAATAGACCTATCTTTTCTAAGAACTCAGGAATGATTGATAAGTGTGCTGAAGTCATTGTAAATCTTGTAAATAAAACCCTTATGCCTCTTGACATTGTTAAGAGTGTAAGAAATACTGTAACAGCAAAAGACTTTCCACTACCTCTACCACCTGTAATAATAAAGTATCTAGCCTTTGATTCAAATAAAGGATTGTATTTTTTACTCAGTATCAGTGTCAATGAATGTAATTAAAGGAAGGTTAAGAGCTTTATCGCCTGAAGTTAAATCTACTCTATTGGTTTCATTCATTCCACAAATGTTCTTTGCTCCGTGTATTACAACTGAAGGCACTTTGTCTTTTATACATTCATAGAATTTAGACATTACAAAATCTTTAGCAATTAACTCTACATCATTTACTGCTTGAGCAAATTCAGTGTCTTCTTTTAACCACTTGTAGTAGTTAGTTCTTGAAAGGTCGCAAGACTTTAATGCAGTTGTAACTATACCTAGACTTCCCTCTAGTGCTTTTAACATTTGCTCCTTTGCTATTTTTGTTCTATTTTGTTCCATTATTTTATTTTCTTTAATTCCATTCCGTAATTATCTACATCTTTTTTTATAATAACATCTTGTTTTTTAATAAGCTTTGTTTTTTTAAATGGAGTGTAATCTACGTGATGATGTATTCTTCCAAATCTAAAAGTAAGTCTTGAAACATCAGGGTGTACATCTACTTGCATTTGGCTCTTAGGTAGTGTGCCTTCCTTATCATAAAATTCTTCTGAATTACCCCCTCTTAATACTTGTGTTGTAACCTTCTCTTGTAGCATAGCATTGAATTGAATTGTACAGTAGCCTGCTTTTAACATATCTAAGCTAAGTATTGTATCTTCATTATATCTCCCTCTCCATTTAAAAGGTGTATCATTCTTTATTAAATTACAACTATATATTCTTGTATTCTTTACAAATGGTGGGTATTTTTGTTTTCTAGCAATAAACATAAAGTAATTAGGACCTGCCATAGCTACATTCTCATATCGTTCTACAAAATCTTCCATAGCTAAAAATACTGAGCCTGTTTGTGCTGTATGTATTTGATTATTATTATACCTACAAAACCTATTTATATTATCATCCATTACCCAATGATATGCAAAGCCATTTTTGTGTGAGTGTTTCCATACAAAGTTTCTTGCTGCACCAGGACCTGTGCTTTTAGCTCTACCTAAATCATCAAGGACTTCATAATCATTTAAATACTTTTCAGGAAGTATTAAAATTTTTTTTTTATCTATTACTTCTGAATAGTCTTTAAAATCACTTTGTTCTATAACTATATAATAAGGTACATTCATTTTCTCTAATGCCTTACTTGTTAGCCTACTATCTGCACGACCTTTTGAAACTATGTATAAAGGATATTTAGGATTCATCTGAATATAGCTTATCTTTTTGTACTAAGTCATTTACTTTAGGAAACCATACACTTTTTGTTTTTGTCGTTAGCTCTTGATTTATCAATTTAGCAAAAAGTTGCACATCTTCATCTGTTTTAAATGATATAATTATTTGTCTTTTAGGAGAAAGGTCATCATTATTAAATTCAGGCATGCCACTCCATTCAAGTTCTGTGTCTAATTCATTTTTATCATCTTGGTTCTCCCATACATCTAAACCCCATTCAGTAATTTTAATTGTATTCCATTCATTACCTAACATAGCCCAATCCCACTCGCCGAAACCTACATTATCCTTTACAATAAATTCTTGCTTTTGCTCTTCAGTAAGTCCTTCAGCAATGTCAATCCATACTTCTTTTAGCCCTGCTTCTTTACTTGCCTTTAATCGCATATTACCACCAAGCACCATCATATCTTCATCTACGACTATTGGTCTTAGCTTTAGCATCTCAGGAAATTCTTTTATTGACTTGACTAACTTCTTAAATTTATCGTTCTTAATAATTCTAGGATTGCTAGGATTTCCCTTTACCTTACTTATCTTAACTTGTTGTTTCATAATATATAATAGAAAATTTGTTTATTTATTTAAAAGTTCTCGTTAATTCCCCTTTCACCTACTAGCTTTTCTTTTGCTCCTGCCCATAGCTTATCTCTGTTCTTGCTAAGACTAGGTTCTGTTCTTTGAAGTGTTGGTATTCCTTCTGTTGGTTCACTATCCATATACTTACCGCATTTACATTCAGCTTCCTTTGTTACCCATTCCCCATCTCTATGCACTATTGTAGCTTTTGATAATTCTCTAGTATTTCCACATTCGCAAGTATATAGTATCATCTCTTTAGCTTCTCAAGTTCAAACTCTAAGTGATTGATGGCTTTCTGTATGCATTCAACAGGACTTTTATGCTTCCTATTTGCTCTCATTAAATATGTACAAGCTGTTCCAACATTGTAGGACAAATCAAAGTCTTCAATTACTTTTCTAGCTTCTATCTTATAACGACTTCCAATATAGTAACTAGGGATTCTATTGTCTTTCATTTAGCCTATCATTTTCAAGTCCTCCTGTTCTTGTTTCTACTTTATCCATTTTCCACAGTAGCTTTTCTTTTGTTCTTCTTTTTATTCTACCTTCTATTATACTAAAAAGTATAACTACGAAAAAAAAGATTGCTGTAACGATTCCTAATAATGTAAATATTATCATTGTGTTAAAAGTTTTAAAAGTTGATTGCTTGTATAAATTCTGTGATTGCCTGCATAGTTATCATAAATGCAAGTAAAATTATCTTCCTCCCAAGTCCATAAAGAATTAACATCATTTTTGATGTGTCCTCTTAAAACCCATTTGATTGTTTTGTATGTTCTTTCTACGGCCATATTACTATTATATTCATTATTACTATTTTAATTGTATCAGGGAGGTAACCACACCCCCCCTCTACTACACAGGTCTGAAAAATTAAAAGCTTTTAGGTCTTACCCTTTATTGATTAATTATTTCCTGAGTATTCTTTATATATCTTTTTTATTCCATCAAAGCAAGCTGCAATACAACTTCCGCAATTAGTTCCTGTTGAGTAGTTGGTATTGTATAAAGTATTGTAAATCTCTATCATAGATTTTTTTGCTGCTTGGTCTTTAGCTCTTCCTGTTTTTAAGTCAGGCCATAAAGCAATAATCTCTGCTATTATTTCTTCAGGTATATCTGTTCTTACTTCTACTTCTGTAGTCTTACTCCAGTACTTCTGTGGACATTCCTGAGTTGCTATCCTTGCTTTCACTTTCATAAAACATAGGCATCTTTTACATTGACCACTAGGCTTAAAATAATACACACAAGACTTACAGATGCTTATCCTGTCTTCATATATCTCTTTAGGTACAAAAAACTTATTCACTTAGCTTATATTTTAATTCTGTCCTTACTTTATCTATTGTTGTAAACAAACTGTTTCTACTTATTCCAGTCTTTGAAGCGAGTGAATCGAGTGTGTTCCCCTCAAAATAATAAAGCTCAAATACTTTTTTATCATACCAAGTAAAGCTGTCTAAGGCACTATCTATCTTTTCAAGGCTAGTCCATTGGTAATTGTTTACTATCTCGTTAGGCAGGTTATAAAGATGCTTAGATGGTATTGTTTCCCCTGATTCCATTTCATCATAAGTAACTGCACTTGTTAGACTGTCTATGTGTGTATAATACTTCTTGTACTTGTAATAGTAATTACTTCTAGGGCTTGTTAATGCTCTTCTTAATGCTACTGCTCCATAACGTGTAACTCCTAGTATTCCATCTTTGTCGTAAATAGCTTTGAGTACGTCTTTATTCATCTGAAGTAGGTAGAGCATAAGTTCCTGTACAGATTCATTAACTTCATTTTCATCTGAACTCAATCCATAAGCCATTGTCCTAAACTTATCTGATAGCTTTGATATTTCTTCGTATATCTCAGTCATTAATTGGTTCTATCTTGTCAATCTTATTTACTGTGTCCTGTGTTAATTCATCTAAAACAATTCTGTAAGCCCTAACAACTGCTGCATTGCTTTTTGTTTCTACTCCTGCAAAGAATCCATTAGTTGCTACTGCTAAATTAATCGGTATAATTAACAACCAATCCCAAAAGTTTTCTTCTTTTGTTCCTGCACCATAATTATTATGATATTCTATTATAATTTCAACTACTTCTAAATAATTATTGTATCTACTTTTTGTACTGACTTCTTTTGCGAACTCTTTACACATTGTAATATAAGTTTCTACAATTACTCGGTGTTCATCATTTGCGTAAATCGGTTCTGTCATACGCCAAAGATAATTAAATAGTTACGAAATTTGTTTTTCTTCTTTTAAGTTTTCAACAAGGTTTTTGTAATAACTTATTTCACATTCATAATCAGCTCTACTAAACTTCATAATTGTTCTAGCTAAAAACTCTAATTCTTCTGCTGTACCTTCTCCATATTTAGCATCTAAATTAATTCCGAACTTAAACTGTTCACCTTGAGAATACATATTACACTTTATACACTGCACTTGACAATTATTCTCGTGGAATCTTGTTGCCATATGCTTACGACTTTGAAAGTGTCCATTCTGCATTCCATCCTTGTAACCTCTGACTATTCCACAAGTAAAACACTGAACCATTCCATACTCATTTGCAACTCTGAGTCTTATATAAAGGCTGAACCACTTGTCAAGTTCCTTTTTTAGTTTGCTAATTGTTTTCTTTACCATAACTTATTTTGACTATATGATTCTATAGGCTTTGAATAAATGTATTTAGATATTGTAGTAGACCTTCCAAATCTTGTTTTCTTTTTTAAAGGAGTGCTATCAATATAATATCCATTTTTCCTGTGCTTAAATATTATAGCAGCTAATCTAGTTACTCCATATTCCTTAATAGCTTCATAAGATGTAATATGTCCGTAAGTTTTTAAATGCCATAAAATAGCATCAGCTCCATTTTTAACATCTTCTGATTTAATTATTATTGTTTTCATTTCTTTTCTGTTTTAGTTCTTCTAATTGATACCCACTTTTGAGGTCTATATACTCCAGGTTGTGGAAATCCAAACATCATTTGGAAAGTTCCAGTCTTTTCAGGGTCGTAAAGTTTATCTTTTGTTTTCATTTTTTATTCGTTTTAAATCCATAATTATATTCCTCAATTTCTATCAATTCAATTATCTTATTTTTACTTAAATTTTCGCATTTTAAAATTAATTTTTTACATTCTTTTAAATCTTTTTCTTTTTCATTATTTACAAATAATAATAATGATAATTTTCTTAATAAATTTTCTTTAAATACATCTAAATTTTCTAATATCATTTTAATAGTTTTAAAGGTTCTTGATAGTATCTTACGTTATTTTGTTTTAATGTTTCAGCCTGATAGGTTGCATCATCAATTACTTTCTTATGAGCATAGACCCACCTATAAAAAGTTCTGATATTTAAGAATGGTTCATCTTTACCGAACCTTACTCCTATATGAAAAGCATCTTTAACTTGATTCCAAGTCATATTACCAAATCTTTTTTCTTTAATTAAGTCTGATGCAAATATTTTACTCAAACTAGCCAAAGTCTTTCCATCTGTGTTATGTCCTATCTCTATTTTAGTTGTTGTAAGTAAATCATAAACTTTACCTGTTAGCTCTTTTAAATCTTCTTGTTTTAATGGTATCATAAGTATTCTTTTCCTTTTAAATATTCATTAATTTGACTATCTATTTTACTTGTTTTCATTGGTTTCTTTTTATCTCTCATCTCCCAAGTTCTTACACAAGCTCTCCAGTCCTTCATTTTGTTTTTACCTACCATCCAACCCTTGCTATCATAAAAATTAATAAATGACTCTGCTTCTATAGTGTTCTTCCTTTCAATACAATAATTTTCAACTTCAGAAATCGTTGGTATTGTAAAGTATTTATTTATTATTCTTATTTCTTTATTCTTATTAATAGAAGTTAAGTTTGTAGCTGACAAGTTGTTCAGTAACTTAATAACTTGTAGTTCATTTATTTTAAAGTATTGCTTAGCAGGGATTCCTTTTCGCTTAGTTTCTAAAACAAGATTTGTTTTAAGAGTTTTAAGACACTTTCGCTGCTGATAAGGTGTAAGGGTAGTATCTTTCTCAATATTGGCTTCAGTATTAAAAAACCACCCATCAGTCATCCCATTAGATATAAAGTATTCTTCTTTTGAAATTAGGTCAGCAAGTAGTATAGATTCTTTTAAGCCTAACTGCCTTGCTAATTCTTTGTTTAATACTATAAATGCTGAACTGCTTAGTAAGTGCTTCATATAATTTTTACAGAATAATGATAATTTTTGAGGGCTAATTTAACTTTTTCTAATTGATTAGAGAAGTCAAAGTATGAAGTTTTTACTTTACAGATAGCATTACCACTTTTTACTTCTAATGTAACATCACCATTATATACAATAGATACTCCATTATTTAATAAGTATGTTCGCATTTTATTGCCATCTAAAAAAAATTCTTTAGTTCCATCAATATCCATATACGCTCTATATACTTTGTTAAAAGTATCTCTATAAAGTGAGGAAGTAGAAAAATATTTTTTATGAGTTCTTTCATAGTGATAAATATTACTTCTATTTCTGTTAAGGACTTTACCTATGATAGACCTATGTATGTCTTCTTCAGTCCTAGCGATGTAACTGGCTACTGCTCTAGCTGCCTGTAGTGGTCGCTTCCTACTTTTTGTAGAAAGAGAACCATCAGGAAAATCTAAAATTTTAGTAGTAAGGCTGCAAATACATTTAAAGTTATATTCTTCAGTCATATTAGAAAGGTAAATCATCAGATTGAACAGGAGCAACTACTTCACTACCCATAATTGCAAAGTGGTAACCATCTATATTATGAAAGTATCTACCATTGTATTCTCTCGAATAAACATTACATAAGATTTTAACTTCCATACCTACTTCTAGTTTATCTAAAGACTTTAACTTTTCATCACCAAAAGCACTTACTGCTACTTCGTTATTAAATTCTCCTCCTGTGTCAATTACTACTGTTTGCTTTTTCCAAACCTTTTCAGACTTTGAAATTCCTGATTCTACTGCTAACTTCTTTACCAATTTTCCTTTTACTTCCATTTTTATTATGCCTGTTTTTGCAGGGCTTTTATTAATTAAATTATTGTTTTTTAAAACTTTCTGATTCATCTTCTCCAAATACTCCTAGTTCATAGAATCCTGTTAATTTTAGTACTGCTCTGCTCATAGCTCTTTTTTCTGCCATCTCCATAACATACCAAGTATTACAGTTACCATCTTTAAATCCTTGACCTTTTAAAGCCGAACCAAATGTTTGTATAGACGCTTCACCTTTTAAGGCATTAGCCTTTACTACACAAAAGTCTTTTTCGCAATTAATAACGTCATAGTCAATTGTTATTCCTTCTAAAGCTTGTATCTTATCTATTCCTGAACGAGTGATAATTAAAAAATGCTGATGTTTAAAAATATCATCTTTTGTAAGATTGTATTTAATGTATTTTTCCTTCAATAGTTCTGTTTTCATATCTATTTATTTTTGTTTATAATTCTGTGTAAAGTTAAAAATTTATTTTACTTAAAAGTTTTGTATGATAAAAGAATCTGTTCCCACTTCAATTAATTGAGTATAATCCATTATAGAATCTTTGTCAGGATATGTTTCTTTATCATAGTTTTGATGGAACTCACCTAAGTCATCATACTCAGTGTATTCACAACATAAAGCGATAGGGTCAAATTCAATTTCTGTTCCACAATCGTTTTCATATTCTTCAATGTGTTCAAATAGTGAAGCTAAACCTGTGTAGCTAAAGTTGTTTGGTCTGTGGTCTTCAAACCATCTTCTAAACGTGTAAATGCTAATAGTATCTTTCATTTTGTTTTTATGTATTTAATTAATTGTTTTTTAATGTATTTTAAATCTTCTGTATCAATCCATTCTAAGAAGTTGTAAGAATCAAAGCAGATTTGAAAGTCTTTA